CTGCTAGCATTGTCCTTCTCTACTCGACTCAACCTAGCCAATTTGCGAGCGTTTGAGAGGGTGTTTAGATATACTCCCCAGTCTATTGTGACTAAAGCAGCTCGTTCCTTTTCTGCCGATGTCTTTCCTTCCATAATTTCTACTATACAGGCAAACTTTGATTTTTTGTTATCTTCAAGAATATCATAATTTTCCTGAGCCTCAATCCATTCTAGCTCTTTTTTATAGGTCAAATGAGCAAGCTCTTTGAGCTTCATTTCTAATTCGGCAGGCGTAACATTGTTTAAATCCATAAAATTTCCCTCGCTTAAAAAGGAACGTCTTCTTCACCTATTGGCTCTTCATTTACTACCGAATTTTTTTTAAACTCGTATAGCTTAATAGAATCAATCTGAGCTTTTTGCTCCGGTGTTAGATTGCTCTTAAAAAGCACCGAATAAGTTGTATCTTCTTTTGAGGAACCCATTCTTTTAATTTTAAAAATGCAATCTAAGCCGTATTCTTCTTTAGACATTAAAAGAGCATCTCTTACGGTCGCTCCACCGCGATAAATTTTGGCTATAAATTTATCTCCTTCTTTTATTATGAAATTTATTTTGAATTTAAAAGACCGTCCTTCTGACCATGATTCATACTCTGTTTTTTCTTGAAACTTTTGATAGAAACAATATGGTTCTCCTCTAAAAACTCCTTCTATTGAGTCCCCATCTTTTAAAGTTATGTATAATCCGCCGCTTCCGCCTTCTTCTTTTGCCTTTTTCATTTTCTGCCAACTCATAAAACCTCCTATTGGTTATTTTCAAACTGTTGTTGAAGTTGTTTTTGCTTACGAGTTTCTTCGTCTTCTAAGACCATTTCTAAATCTAAGACAAACCACGCGTAGAGTTGTTCTTTTAAAACTTCTTTTTCCCAAGATTTAGTATCTATGACTTTGGCATAACCGTCATCTATGCCTAAATACTTTCTCTGGTTTTCGCGGGATTCTTTTTGATTTCTCTTATATCTACCGATTAAATCTTGAATTTCCATTTCTATTGAGTAACTCATATTTCACCCCTTTCAAATTTTTCGAGCCTAATAATTAAAGTAAAAAATAGAATATCCCACATTTTTTCGCTTAAAGGATTGTTATAAACAATTGATTCAAATAGCACTTTTTCTGCTGATTTTATCCAATCGTTAAAAATAGCATCTATCATTTTAGCCCCCAGTAATCTCTAAAAACATCTAGCTTTACTTCGTCCAAAGACATTATCTGAACCTCTTTGCCGTCAACTTCTATTGCTTTCTGCAACAAGTAAAAGTTTAAAGCTTTGTAGGCTTGATAGGTATGTAAAAATGCGTCTATACAAAAATCAAGGTGAGTGAAGGCAAATTCTTTAACTTCTTCTTTTTTCATATCAATATAAACCGTAGAAAATCCATCAACTTCAATACCCATTTCAAGTGCGGCTAAATAATAAGCTGCCATTTGATGACCATGCTGGGTTGAACCTCGCCCTGTTTTCCAGTCGAAGATTCTTTTGTTGGCGATTAAATCTGCACTTCCGGCGTACTTATATTTTTCGTGACACAAAACAGGTTCGGTTAAAACCGTTTCTTTAATGTTTTCGTCGAGCCATTTGTTGATAAAATCCGGTAAAACATAAACTTGTCCTGACAATTTTTTTTCTATTTCTTGATGTATTTCTGTACCGGCGTTTGCGGCTTTACTAGACACACCTTCGATTTTTTTAGCATCTGTTTTTCTCAACCAGTTTTGTAATTTATGCGGTTGCAAACTTTTCAAAATAGTTGTGACAGAAATGTAAGGTTTTCCGTTGTTGATATAAAACCTACGTCCCATGTCGTCCGAAAATCTCATGTGTTACCTCTTTTTAAAAACTGAAAAGTAAAACGACTGTGAAATACCAAGCAGAAATACAACCTACGAAAAGCAAAATTTTTAAAAGTAATTTCATAATTTTTCGCCTTTATTGAAACATTCTTCGCAAAAAAATTCGTCGCCCACTTTTTTCATTTCATCTTCGTGAAGAACTTCGCAGCAGATTTCGCATGTCTTCATATTGTGGTCTGCCATCCACCTATCTTTTCTTTCGTCGTCATCAGCCGTTTCAACACCCATTTTTTCTCCTTTATTTGTTTTTGATTTCTAAAAAAATAGTAAACGATAAATAAAATAAGGTCAATACTTATTTTATTCTTTTTTATTTTGATTTATTTAATTATAACCTAACACCCTATAAAATAAGTTCTTTCCCCAAACATCAAATCGTCATTTGTCGATAGTGCTGTCTGTCTATTGACTTAAACGCGTCGTTTATAGTGACGTTCATCACCGAGATATATTATTTTGATTTATACCAGTTGCATTAGTTTTTAGTGTGTGTATAAAGGCCGACATGCACCTTCCGCCATCAGAAATCTCGCCTGAAATTAAACTCGAAAACGAGGCACGGTCTCACTCGGAAGGTGCTTCCGTGTGTTCAGGCGAGTTTTGTGATGAGAAGGAGGGCATGGAAGGTGGCTATATAAAATTATGGAGAAAGACCGAACAATGGGAGTGGGTCGATGACCCGACTGTATTCTACGTGTTCTTTCGGATGCTGTTGATGTGCAACTGGGAAGATAGGCAATGGCATGGAAAAACTATAGGGCGCGGAACCTTCATAAGCTCTAGAGCTAAATTGGCCGCAAAGCTACATATAAGTGAAAAAGCACTCCGTACGTCAACGGACAAGCTGAAAACCTGCGGACAACTGGCCACCCTAGGGGCCAGCAACCACACCACCTATATCCTTGTAAATTATAACAAATACCAATCAACCAAAATAAAAGGGCCAGCCGAAGGGCCAGCAAAGGGCCGAACAAAGGGCCAGCAAAGGGCCAGCGAGGGGCCGACAACTAAAGAAGTTAAAGAAGTTAAAGAAGTTAAAGAATTAAAACAAAACCCTTGTTCAACTTCTTCGTTGAACTTCGATAAATTCTGGCAAACTTATCCCCGCAAACAAGGCAAACACCCAAGCTTGAAAACGTGGAATAAACTAAAACCCACCCAAGAACTAACAGAAATCATTTTAAAAGCGGTTTTAACCCAAAAAGAAAGTGAGGCTTGGAAAAAAAACGGCGGTCAGTTTATTCCAATGCCTGCTACTTGGCTTAATCAGCACAGATGGGAAGACCAAATTCTAAAAATCGAGGACGACGATGAGCCGTTCTACAAAAAATATCTCCGAGAACACGGAGGAAAGGCACCCCATGAATTATGACGAATTTACTTTTCAATTAAGCAAGCTCGGCTCGGCATTCGGTAAAAGTTCTAAGCAAATTGAAAGTTTAGCTGATATTTATTACGAAAAACTAAGCTCAATAGGCATGCTTAGAATACAAAAAATCATCGACTGGTTTCTAAGCAACAACGACCGATTCCCAACGATAAAAGAGTTTTTAACCGTGTCGGCTATGTTTCCTAAGCCTAGAGAAAGTAAGATATTTTCTTCTTGCAATACTTGTTGGGGTGATGGTATAGTTCGCACCTCCAAAGACGGGTACAGGCAGATTTGGAAATGCTGTGACTGTAATAACTGTTCTTATAATTATCCTGTTTGGAATAGCGATTTTTTATTCAAAGGCTATGAAAAAGAATCAGCACCTTCTTGGGATTACACAGACCCTATGATTATCAAAGGCTTGGCTTATCTTGGCGAAGAATCAATCCCGTGGAAAAAAGCTAGTCAAGAATGTCGAGAAGCAGCCACAAAATACCGAGATGAAAAAGGAAATGTTAAATCTTGTCGAGGGTTTACAACTTTTGCACAAGCACTAACTTCTAAGCCAGATGCCGAAAAAGAAAGAATCAGACAACGTCACATCGATTGGGTTGAGCGCGAAGAACGTGAAGCCATAAAAGAATTTTAAGAAAAGTTGAAAATATATTTGACGGGGATATTTTAAAAAAGCAATTTCCTGTCAAATGGCTAAAGTAGTGTCAAAAAAGGTCGGTAGACCCTCAAGCATGACTACGGAAACTATTGCTAAGTTAGAAGAAGTCTTTGCCATTGGTGGAAGTGATACAGAAGCCTGTTTTTACGCTGATATTGCAACAACTACTCTTTACGAATACCAACAAAATCATCCAGAATTTACGGCCAGAAAAGTTGCCCTACGGGAAAACCCAATTCTCAAGGCAAGACGCACAGTTATGGGTGCTTTAGGTGAGCCCGAACACGCTAAGTGGTACCTTTCAAGAAAGAAGAAAGACGAGTTCTCAGAGAAGACCGAGGTGGACAACAACATTCACTTTGAGCCGATAACCTTTGTAATTAAAGGGAAAAAAGATGCAGATTGAGCTCTTAAATCATCAAGAGACGTTTGTAACTGCACCTCAGCAGTACGTAGGGCTTTTTGGGGGCGTGGGAAACGGTAAGACATGGGCTATGTGCTTGAAAGGATTGCAGCTTTCGACGAAGTTCCCCGATAATCTAGGTCTTATAGGCCGATTGACTTATCCAGAACTGAGAGACTCCACCAAAGAAGTCTTTATGCAGGTTCTTAGAAAGACCTACCCTGAAAGAGCTTTTAAGGAGAACAGGGCCGAGAACTCCGTTCAGCTTTGGAACAAATCCACCATAATTTTCAGACACCTAGACAATCAAGCTTCTTTGTTGGGGCCGAACTTGGGTTGGTTTGGCATAGACCAAGCAGAGGAAGCTGACCAAGAAGCTTTCGAGACCCTTCAGTCAAGGCTGCGTAGAGAGCGAATTTCAGAGCTTAAAGGCATGGTAGTTGGGAACCCCAGAGGTCACGATTGGGTTTACGAAAAGTTCGGGATGAAAGACGGCTGGAACGAGTTCAGGCATGAGAAGGATTGGATTCATGGGCAAAACTATCGCATGATAACGGCACCGACCTCGGCGAACGCTGTAAATCTTCCGACAAACTATATTGAGCAGTTAAAAGAGTCCTATTCAAACGATTGGTTCAATCGTTATGTTTTAGGCTCTTGGGACGGTTTTGAGGAGCAGATTTTCAGAATTGAAAAGATTCGCGGTTATGACTTGCTACCAAAAATGCTCACGGTTTTAACAGCTTGCGACCCAGCGATATCAGAGAAGGACGAGGCTTGTAACACAGCTTTCTGCACTCTTGGTATCGGCGAAGACGGCTATATTTACGACATTGAGACAATCGCAGGGCATTGGCCCTTCATCGAGCAAATAAATCAAGCCAACAGCATTATTGAGCGTTTAAAGACCACTTATTTCGGTGTTGAGGACGTGGGTTATCAAAGGGCGTTGGCAGAAGCTATAAGACTGTCTCATCCGCACATTAACGTTCACGATTGCAAAGCGGACAGGGATAAGATTCGTAGAGCCAAGTCCATCAGTCATATCATAGCTTCGGGTAAGTTTCGGACGAACAACAAAGAGCTTTTGAACGAGATGATAAGCTTTGAACCGACGGCGAAGGGCAAGGCGAAGAAGGACAGAGTCGATGCTTTGGTGCATTGTTGTCACATGGTTCAGCAGTTCGCACCGATACCAAGCATGGCCCCAGAAGTGCCTCTGCACATGAAGTTCAAGACTTCGGCAGAGTTGTTCTTTTATCAGGTTCAAGAGCAGGAGAAACGTGAGATGCAAGGTATAGGGCAAGTAGAGCAAGAGGAACAGTTTGGGGAGTTGAATTTCAACGTCAACCCCGAATACTATTAGCAGTTTAACTTTAAGGAGATTTTATGGGTGACATTACGTTCAGCAATTTGTCGTACCAATCAGCAGGTAGTCAGAAGAAAGTGTCAGGAAAAATGACACTTTCCGCAGACTACGCAACAGGTGGAGATGTATTTAATATAAGGCAGACGGGTTTAGCTCAGTTAAGTGATTTGGTAATTGAGGATTCGGACGGTTATGCCTTTAATTTTATCAACACCAGCCCTTTAAGCTACGCTAACATCATGGTCTTTCTTGGTGCGGGTGGTGGTACGATAAGTTCTAATTCTGCTGGAACACCGGCAGGAACGAACTCGGCACCGGTGTTGACGATGGATAGCTACACCCCTGCGGGAACAAGCGCCGCTCCGGTATTGACGATGGATTCTTACACGCCAGCAGGTTCAAACTCTGCCCCCGCTTTTACAGGCGACGCTCTTGCAACTCATCAGCACGACGCTATTACTGCGGGAACGCCGTCGGGAAGTGTAGCGGCTCCCGTTCTAACGATGGACAGTTACACCCCAGCCGGTTCAGTTGCGGCGCCAGCATTGACGATGGATTCATATACTCCAGCGGGAAGCGTAGCAGCACCAGCGCTTACGATGGACAGCTATACACCTGCTGGTTCCGTCGCGGCTCCGGTTTTCACAGCGTCAAACACCATTGGACGAACGGTTTCTTTTCTGATGCCGTCAACGGCTTGTTCAAACACGAACTCTGAAAACACCGACTCCGGCGCAGACCAGACGTCACTTGATGCGGTAGCTGCTTACAGCACGGTCGCTGCCGGTGCATGGGCTGTTGGTGCAATCACCAACCCGTCAGTCGCTCGTAACGTGGCAATCACGATTAAGAATGATTCCGGCGGCCCTCTCAACCTGTTTGAGGGTGTGATGACGTTCACGGTTACAGGCACGGATTATAAAGGTTCAGCACTTTCCGAAACCATTACGTTCACTTCGACCGCTGGTAATAAGGCAGTTGCCACGGCCAACTGGCGTTTCAAGTTTGGAGTTAAGGCGTTCAAGACCGTAACGACGATTACGCTGGATAACGAGCCGGATGATGGCTTGAAAATTGGCGCTGGTTTTGGTGGAGTGGTAAGTTTGTATGGTTCGCTTGCAACACCGGCGGAAGCTGATGTCGTTCAGGTTGTCGAAGATGGCACGGCCCTTTCCATAACTGGTCAGGTCGATACCACGAACAAGACGTTCAACTTCGATGCTATTGCTGCCAGTAAAGTTATCAGCATGACGTATTTGACCATAGATGGCGCAAGCGGAACGAACTCTGCTCCTGCGTTCACAGGAAATGCAGCCACCCTCACGGGAACTAACTCTGCACCAGCTTTTACAGGAAACGCAGCTACGCTTACCGGAACGAATTCAGCTCCAGCTTTTACCGGCAACGCTGCAACCCTCACAGGAACGAACTCGGCTCCGGCATTTACGGGTTCAGCGCTCGGAACGCATCAACACGCAGCAATCACCGCTGGAACACCGGCGGGTTCGGTTGCAGCCCCGACGTTCACGGGAACACCGGCGACTCTCACCGGCACGAACTCGGCTCCTGCGTTCACAGGAACCCCTGCAACGCTTACGGGAACGGTCGCGGCTCCGACATTCACAGGCGCGGCAATGAGTACACATACGCATACGTCAACAGGTGGAGCATCAGGTGAAGCACCGGCTCATACTGACCTGCATCTAGTGGTGTTGGATTTCGTAGCTTACGGTTACTAAAACTTTTTAAACAAAGGAGCTTTATATGGCATTTACAATCAATTCAGAGGCAAAGATTCCGTTAGGTGGAAGTGCAGTTGGACTGGCTTTGGTTTACGGCAACGCAACCGCTACAAGCGTGACTACTGGAATAGTTTCGGGGTCAACGCAGCACGTTCGCAAAATAACCTCTTGGGGTTTCACGCCGAATCAGGACATCACGGGAGCAGCTTTCAACGTGGTTAAGAGCTACGATTCCGCAACGTACGATTCCGATATTCTGACGTTGACCTGCACAGCAGACGATGTGTTTGACTATTGGTATATTGGTTTTGATAACGGCGATTTATAAACGGAGGTTAATATGGCTTTGGATATAACGTACACATTTACTACGCCAATAGGCGGTAGTGCTAAAGCTCTTACAAGGGTTGAAGGCAGTTGTCATGCAAACGGAGTAAGTTCTGGCGACATTAGCGGGCTTACGAAATTTGTCAGACATTTGTACGCTTGGGAATTTACGCCGAGACAGAATTTGACGGCGGGAGCGTTCCATGTCGTGAAGTCTTTAGATGCGGTCAACGATACCGAGAAATTGACTTTAACTTGCACGAACGGAGATTATTTCGATTTCTGGTATATCGGTGAAGCGATGGGAGACCAATAAATGTTCAAATGCGATAAGTGCGAGATTTACAAAGCAGAAGTCGCTTATCTTCGCGAGATGAATAAGAGCTTACAAGACCGCCTCATGGCTCTAGCTGACGCGAAGGCTTATGGGGCGGTCTCTACCGTTTTCACGGGCGACCCGAAAGACTATTTCGGCACGGATGACGACGTCGTGGAATATAACGAATACGGTCAGAAGATTTCGGTTAAAGGATAGCGGAGGTTGTTACGAAAGAACTCTACGACGAGAATGTACAGAAGGTTACGGACGCGGTGAAAGACATTATGTCCGACGACCAGAAGTACAAGCAGACTTGGGCTAAGCAATGCAAGCAATGGGTGGCGTTTGCGAACGGCGACCAGCGCATTGACACGGCTACAGGTGCAGCTCCGGTTATAAACAACTCCCAACCGCAAACTTATAACTACGACCGTCGTCAGAATATGTACACGACGAACGAGATTGACCCAATAGTCAGGACTTTAGCATCGTATATGTGCAGGGCGAAACCCGCGGTTGAGTGCTTTCCTTCAAACTTTGAAAGTGAAGAAGAACGCAACGCAGCACGAGTGTCGGAAATCATTCACAACGCTAAATACGAGATTGATAACGAGTACTTGAATTCGAGAATGTCAGCTTTCTGGGCGTTGGTTACAGGCAACGTCTACGCAAAAGACTTCTGGAACCCCGAAAAGGGCATGGTTGTAAGTGAAACGGGTTTAAAGTCCGGCGATAACGACACGGCGATATTAAGTGCTTTGTCAATCACGGTAGACAATAGCTGCACCTGCTTTGAAAAGCAGCCCTATATCATAGAATCGTATTACATGGACTATGATTGGGCGAAGACAATGTTCAATCAGGAAGGGGCAGGTTACACCGGAAAGATTGAGGAGATTAAAGGCGAGTCTGGCAACGTGGGGACGATAGATACTTTAGAGGACATGAAGTACAGCGTACCGTTTCAAGGCTATCAGAACTCCTCATCGAAAAAGGGCAAATGTTTAGTGCAGGAAATCTACATCAAGCCTTGTTACGAATGGCCGCAAGGTCGGTTGGTGATAGTGGCGGGTGGAGCAACGGTATATGATTCCCCGCGAGAAGAGGGTTCTCCGTATTTCATGCCTTACGACGAGGAAATGTGGCATCCTTACACTTATTTTGGTTATGAACCTTACATAGGTCGGTTTTTGCATAAGGGTGTTGTAGAACCAATCTTGCCGTTACAGATGAGGTTGAACGAAATAAATGGAGCGATACTTGAGAACGCAAATACTTTAGCGAAGCCGAACATATTGGCAGCAGTAAATCAGTTGAAGAAAGGTGTCATCAGCGGCAAGGGTGCGATGGTTTATACTTACAGCCCCATACCTAACGCCGCAATACCAACGGTACTTGGCGGCACTCCACTACCAGCGCAGTTTTTCAACGAGAAAAAAGAGATAATAGAACACATGGTTAGGATAGCCGGAACGAACTTTGTCATGTCCGGTCAACCTCCGTCAGGTGTTTCAGCAGCCAGCGCGATAAGTCAACTTTTGGAAAACGCCACTACTCAGCAGTCGGATATTATGAAGTCGTGGGAGTTTTATCACGAAGCAAGATACCAGAAGAAATTGCGCATAATTCACAAGTTTATGAAGTATCCGAATACAAAATTGAACGAATACATCAAATTCTTGAACAAAAACCTACTTGAGAAGCAGATTAACGATTTCATTGGTCAGCAAGACTTAAGTTCGGGGACGATATTGAAGATTCAGTACGCTTCAATGATACCCAAGAACGAAATGACGAAGCGGGAGATGTACGACAAGTGGGCGAAAGACGGTATTTTAGGGCCAATAACGGAGCCGACTCCGGCAGGTGCGAAGTTAAGAAGTCAGCTAATAGAGAAGTTCGGGGAAAAGCCTTTGGAATCCGAAGAATCGACCGAGTTGAAAAAGGCGAAGTGGGAGAACGACCGTATCAAGCAGATGTTACCAGTTGAGGTTAGTCAATACGACAACGCTGCGATTCACATGCCTTGTCATATTGGAGAAATACAAGACCCGACGTATTTGGAGAAAGCTACGGACGAGCAAAAGATAGCTTTGGACAATCATATACAAATGCACCAGCAACAAGAAGCAATGAAAGCTCAACAAGCTCAGTTGCAACAAATGCAGATGGCACAATTGCAAGCTAATAGTGAGGCGGCCAAAACTTCAGCATCTACTAAAAATATGGGAGTTCCGCCTCAACAGTAATTTTTCGGCTCGCCTCGTTACCGGCGTAAAAGGAGAGAGGATAATATGGGAGAACAGGGGATTGTAGAAGGTGGCGTAGAAAATGGCGTAGAAGGTGTTTCGCCAGCACCAGACGTAGAAGCTGCCTCGTCAGCAGAGCCTACTGAGACAGGCGAAGTTTTACCGTTTGGCAAGCATCCGCGTTGGATTGAAATGAACCGAGCTAACAAGGAATACAAAGCCAAGTTAGCAGAGTTTGAAGCTCGACAGCCAGACTACGAAGAAGCGGTTGCTATCAAGAAATGGATAGAGAAAGACCCGAAAGGTTTTTACGCCCATTTCAAGTCTCAGATTGAACCAGAACAGGCCGTAAAAGCTCCGGAAACCGACCCCTATGAGGCGTTCGAGCCGGAGGTAGCTGAGAGGTTCAAGAGATACGACAAAGCCTTAGAAGAAGCAGAAAAAGCTAAGCAAGAAGCGCAGAAGAATCAGCAGAAGACTGAAAAGCAAAGAGTGGCTAACAATCGGCAAGAGTTGGACACAGCTTTTGACGAATTGGCAAAGACTGCTGGTTTCATAGACGAAAACGGCAAGTCAGACGAGGAGTTTATGGACGTTGTTGCAAATGCGACATTGGCCAAACTTCATGCAATAGCCGCTAACCCATCGATGCCCACAAAGAAGGAGCTTGAAACAGCTTTTTCGATGATTTCAAAGGGTTTAAAATCGGTGGAGAAGAAAGCTCTCAGTCAGAAGCCTTCATCTGTGCCGCCTAGCGGTTCTTCGGTAGGTGTCGTGCCAAACACAAAAGTTAAGCGAACGGCAGAAGATAGAATTAACGACATTCTAAAAGACCTTTAAGGAGGTTTTATGTTACCAGCAGGTGTAGGCGCAACGACTACGACCCTAGAAGGTGCGTTTAAAAGAAATTATAATGAAGGGTCAGAAGTACTTATCGAGCAACAGAATCTTCAGGCTCCATTTTGGTCGAAGTTGAAAGTTTCTTCGTTGAAGCCGTCGGTTCAGGGCATTTGGTCGCCTGTAACGATGAGCGGCAACGAAGAAGGCGGAGCTATGACGGAGAACGAAGGCTTTGCCACACCGGACAGCCTAAATCCGCAACAGCCGTCGATATATTCTAAACTTGTAACGTGGCCGTTTCAGGTTTCAGGTCAGGTCATTAGACTTTCTGAATCCGACAAGGTGGCGTTTGCAAAAGGTTTAGATGCAACGATGAACGACAACTCAGCGCGTATGTATTCTGATGTGAATCGTCAGTCTCTTGGCAACGGCGTTGGTATTATTACGCTTGCCAATGGCGCAGGTTCACCATCTACATCTTTAGTAGTTGATAACGCTCTACCATTCAGACGTGGCATGAGAATTGACGCTTATGCAACGCTTGGTGGCGCGAAGGAAATCGACGGCGTTAAGATTACAGCCGTTGATTATCCAACAAACACTCTTACCATACCGTCTTCAACGTGGTCAAATAACGCAATAATTTGCAAGAAGAACAAGCTTGCAGGTGTAACGTCACAGGCCAACGCGAAGGAAATGATGGGCTGGCAGGGCATTTGTGATACGACTACATGGTCGGCGACATTTGAAGGTCTGTCCGTAGTTACGAATCCCGAATGGAAAGGCAATGTAATTGATGCTTCGACCTCTCCGGTTTCGCAGGATTTCATGCAGCAGTCCTATAACAGAACTGCAATCATCGGCGGTATTAAGCCAGACACGCTTTTGTCGAATTACGGTCAGGCCAGAGTGTTTCTAAACACCGAGTTGCAGAAAACCCGTTACGAACCTGGCACCGTTGAGGGCGGTAACGTAGTTCTGAAATGGGGTACGATGGAATGGCTAGTTGACCACACCTATCCTCTTGCCGAGCTTGGTATGATGTCAATGAAGCACATCGAGAAATTTCAGACCCGCGACGTACATCTTTCTAACCTGACTGGAAACACGCTTTATCAGGTGGTAGGTTTCGACGCGATTGGCGGGTACTATGCATGGACTGGAAATATCGGAACTTGGAAGCGCAATGCTCATGCAAGACTTATAAATCTTACAGAGCCGTTGATGTAGTAAAAACCTGATAATGGGGGAGGTTAAAATCTCCCCCAATATCTTATTGAGGAATTATGGCCTTAGATACTTACGGACAACAAGTTGACCAAGTTTACGCTATAATCACAGACCCTACGTTTGAACGTAGGTTAAAGTTGTTCGACCCTCGTTTAAAGCTAATGTTTGACCAAAAGGATAGAAGGTGGGTGATATTGGAATGGGCCTACGATAACTCGGGATGGAACGTAATTTTAAAAGCTGAGGACAAAGAGGGCAATCCCATGCCTTTAGGTGACTGGGTGTTTAATAAGTTATTTGTTTTTCGTCAACAATACTTGGATAAAAGGGAAAAAGGTGTTGCTAAGTGGTTGGGTGATTTGAAAGACGAGTGTGACACTTATAAAGCAGAACAAGCAAGAAAATCTTCGGATAATCGACAGCATAAGATATTGGATGATATAAATGACTGGCGAAGGGGCGCTAGAGAACTTGATAACCTACCGAAATCGGATGTTACGGCAGGTTATCCTAAACATTGAGAGGAGATTTTATGAAGATGTACAATACGTCGTTGGAAAGTTTTAAAGTAATTTGTGACGCGAAAGTATTTGAGTTTAAGCCAAGAGAATATACGGAAGTTCCCGACAACATAGCGGATATGCTTTACAATCAGGTTAAAGCGTGGGGCGTGTTTCCTATTAGGCCAAACATTACCGAGGAAGAACTAAAACAAGCCAAGTTTAAAGCGTTAAAAGATTATCTTAATGGTGCTTTAAGGGTTAGACTTGAATGTTATGACATGCAAAAAGACCATTATGCACGAATAAACGTAACGTTACCACCACAGAGAGACCAGATTAAAGCTATGAATTGGCAAAAAGAAATTCATAAGGTTTTAGAACTTGAGTCTCCGATAGAAGTGGTACCATCGTTTTTGGACGAAGAAACACGAAAGGCAATTGGGATAGATTTACCAAACGTAGAACATATAAAAGATAAATTGAATCAGATAGACCAGAACATATTTTCACCTGCAGCTATAGCAAAGGCTGAAGTAAAAAGAGCACCAGGAAGACCGAAAAAAGTAGACAGTTTTTTAGACCCAGAGATTGAAGGTCAAAAGATATAGAGGTCTTATGACACTCGGAGAATTAGTTACGGAAATCAGCATTATCGTTGGCGATAAAGTCGTGGGAGAGTATTTCTCTCCGATTGAAATCAAGCGCGCCGTTGGTGATGCTTACAGATATTATTCCATGCCTTTAGTGATGGCCGGAGAGGGCTACTTTGAAACAACTACCAACTTAAACATTGTTGAGAATCAAGAGAGTATTTCTCTGGCCTCACTAACTCCTTCTTTTTGGTCGGTGTCTGTTTTGTGGAGAAAGCTAAGCACAGGTTATCAGCCTCTAAAAAAGAACGAGCAGAGATACAAATTCATTTCCACAATAGGTATAGGTGCGGGAGATACTTATATACCTGAGTATCGTCATAGAGGAACGAATTTGATTTTAACGCCGGCTCCGATTGCAGCAGCTACGGACGGATTGAAGATGGATTATGTTTATATACCGACTTTCCCAAATCAGTTAAGCGTAGATGGTTTTACTTTCGATGTTAATTTCCCCACGATATTCGAGCTGAACATCAAGCTGCGAAGCGCAATTAAACTCTTGGAGAGCAAAGATGCGGTTGGCGGAGTTTCTGACATAAACACGATGAAATCAGAGCTTGCAGATGCAGACGCTTATTTCCAGAGTACTTTGACTGTGAACGAAAATCCTGAAGCGGTAGAATATCAGGGATTAGATTATAATGCCATTTTAACGTAGGAGTTACTATGCAGACAGGAACAATAGTCACAAGCGAAGGGCCGAGAATAGAGGCGACCTTAAAAACCGGACAAAAGAATGTCACTACGGCAGGCACAGCGGTTGTGGTGGGCAGTTTAACTGGTATTAGAGAGGTATTGATACAGGCTAAAATTACAAATGGTGGATATATATTTGTTGGTCCTTCTACAGTCACAAACGACCATACTAGTGGCATGTGTTTAGTAAAAGGGGAAGTATTCCACGGTTATTGCACTTCTTTAGCAGATTTTTACATCAATTCAACGGTCAATGGTGAAGGTGTAACATATCTTTGCTGGTAAGAGGGTCAAATGGACATTATAAAAAACATGGGCGGTAGCGGTGCAGTCATACCAAAAGGCTCTATAGATTGTTCAGGCAATCCCAATTATCCGGCAGGAAATGCTGGCGATTGGTATATAGTTTCTGTAGCGGGCAAAATAGGCGGGGCTTTGGGAGTATCAGTTGACGCAGGTGACATCATCATTTGCAACGTGGACGGCACGCCTTCGGGAACTCAGGCAGCAGTTGGAGCGAATTGGCAGATAGTGCCTTTGAGCGACCAGACCGAATATACTAACGCGACACCGACCCTTGTGACTCTAGGTGGAATCACAGCGGGGTCTACATTCGCGTCAGTCCCTTACGATACGATGTGGACGAACCTTTTATATCCATATCTTGCTCCGGCCATTACTTTGGTTTCTTCGATAGCCGGTGGGTTGAGAGAGTATGGCGACGACCAAGTTGACCCGACTCTGACCGCAACGACTGTAAAGAAAACGAACAACATCACGTCTGTTAAGTTTTACAGAGGCGTGACTTTAATTGACGACAACACACCTCCGGCATTTCCTACGGGCGGTGCAGAGGTTTTCCCTTACACTCATACGATTTCAACCGCAGAAACATACACCGCAACTGC